CCGCTGCCGAATACCTACGACTTCACGCTGGAAGTAATAGCGTCGGTTGAACCAGATGGAGAAGATGAAGTTTTCGACCTTCAGATCGATAGAACTGAGAATTTCATAGCAAATAATGCCGCGACGCACAATACGTTCTGGAATGACGATGACCTAGCTGGTCGTCTGCAACAGCGTATGGCGAAAGCAGACGGTGCAGATCAGTTCGATATAGTCAAGTACCCAGCCCTTTCGGAACATTGGGAGTATCGAAACGAGGAAACACGCATCATAACGCGGAGTCCGACGGAGCTGCCGCCCGAGGTAGTGAGCGAGGGTGGCCTGAAGCTATTGCGACCCATCGACACGTGTCTGCACGAGAGTCGGTACCCTACCGACGCGCTCAAGCGGATTAGGTCGAATATGGACAGCCCACGGATTTGGTCCGCGCTCTACCAACAGAATCCGGTGCCAGACGAGGGTATGTACTTCCGCAAGGAGTTCTTCCGGTATCAGCGGACAATGCCGACCATCACCGGCCATCAGCTGGTAACTGCCTGGGACTTCGCTATCGGCGAGAAGCAACAGAACGACTGGACTGTTGGCGTTACGCTGCTCCAGGATAGCAACGATACGCTGTACATAATGGACGTTGTGCGCTTCAAGGGCGACGCAATGCAGATCGTAGAGAGCATACTCGACACAGCGAAGAAATGGGGCTCTGGCATAGCCGGTGACTACCGTCTTGGCGTCGAAGATGGGCAGATTTGGCGAGCTATCGAGCCTCTACTCAAAAAACGTATGAACGAGCGCAAAGAGTTCTGGTCCTATGAACCGTTGAAGCCACTCACGGACAAGCTTAGTCGCGCCCGCCCACTACAAGGGCGCATGCAGCAGGGACGTGTGGTGTTCCCTGACGAGGCTTCGTGGCTCAAGGACACACAGACCGAGATGCTTCGTTTCCCGGCTGGTGCACATGACGACGTCGTTGACGCCATGGCGTGGGGCGTGCGGTTGTGCATAAGTCGCGAACCGCCGAAAAGCGAGCCTGTCAAGCAGCCGGAGTCGTGGAAAGACAAACTTAGTGTAGAATCCGAAGGATTCGGTGTCGGTCACATGGCCGCGTAGCCAGGAGTTAGACGAAGATGGGCAACGATACAGACAAAAAAGATGACGAAGGTACAGCGAATGGCGCGCCCCCGCCGTCGGATTTGGCGCAGAAGCAGCCAGATGTCGTGCGTAAGCCGAGGATAGTAGAAGAATGGGTGACTTCTTGTGGCGGCGGAAGCTAACCTCTCAAAATCTCATCGAAGGTACGTAAACCCCTCTTTATATTCTCTTTATTTATTCTTCTCTCTTCTTCTTCTTCATTATTTTAGTGAGATGAGATGAGAGAATGAGAGGAACAGGCAGATGCCAGTAGATCAGAAAAAAGCGCATGAAGTTTGGGTACGGTACCAGTTCCTACGGGACAATGGCCATCTGAACTACATAACGAAGGCCAATCAATGCGAAGACTTCTTCCTAGGCATGCAGTGGTCGCAGTCCGACAAGGCCCTGCTCAAAGCACAGCGTCGCCCAGCCCTGACGATCAACAAGATCCTGTCTACGATGTCCAACGTCCTGGGCGAACAGATCTTCAATCGAACTGATACGGCGTTCAAACCGCGTAATGAAGACGCTACGGTCGATGTGGCCTCCGCGTTGACCAAAGTATTCATGCAGATTTCAGACAACAATCAGCTGCCGTGGGTCCGCTCTGACGTGTTTTTCGATGGGATCGTGACCGGTCGTGGTTTTTTTGACGTTCGTCTTGACTTTACCGACTCTTTGGTCGGAGAAGTGCGCGTCGAGCAGCTGAATCCTAAAAACGTGCTGATCGACGCGGATGCGGACGCGTATGATCCAGACACTTGGTCCGACGTGATAATCACAAAGTGGCTCAGCCCGGACCAAATCGAGCTCGTGTACTCAAAAAAGGACGCAGACCTTGTCCGTGGCGATAATAGCCAGTTTTCGCCGTATACCTACGACGCTATTGATCGGAATCGCGACCGTTTCGGTACTCCTCGCGCAGTTATGCCGGGTCTAGGCCCGTCGACCGACCTGACGACGGCGCGGAACGTCCGCGTTATAGAGCGGCAGTACAAAAAACTAGACAAAGTGCTCCATTTTGTAGACGTCATGACCGGCGACACTCGACAAGTACCAGACGCGTGGACCGAAGAACAGATCGCGGACTACTTAGCAAAAAACCCGGAGATTACGACTACCAAGAAGCTGATTCAGCGCATCCGTTGGACGGTTATTGCCGGTAGCGTAGTCCTGCACGACGACTGGAGCCCATACAAACACTTTACAGTGGTCCCATACTTCCCTCACTTCGTACGCGGTCGTACGTCCGGGCTTGTAGAGAACCTAATCGACTCCCAGGAGCTGTTGAACAAATCTTCAAGCCAAGAACTGCACATCGTGAACACTACGGCCAACTCCGGCTGGAAGATCAAGCGCAACTCGCTGTCTAACATGACGGCCGGAGAGCTGGAAAACCGTGGCGCCACTACTGGGCTCGTGCTGGAGCTGGAGGACGTAAAAGACGCAGAAAAGATCGTACCGAACGCGGTACCGTCTGGCTTGGATCGTATAAGCTACAAAGCAGAAGAGCACATCAAGACGATTTCAGCAATATCCGACTACCAAACAGGCAACCCACGCGAGGACGTGTCGGCCAAAGCCGTTCAAACTAACCGCCAGAGTGGGCAGTCGAATTTGGCTAAGGTCATGGACAACCTCAATCGCACCGACCATTTGATGGCGCGGAACATCCTCGACATCGTACAGGAGTACTATACGGAAGAACGTCTGATCCGCATAACTACGGACAAGCTAACGAACAAACTTGATGAAATAACAGTGAACCAAGTGACTCCGGAAGGGGTCATAGTTAATGACCTCACGCTTGGTGAGTACGCTATTGTCATAACCACTCAGCCAGAGCGCGACACGTTCGAAGAGACACAGTTTGACCAAGCTATTCGCCTACGTACCGAAGGTGGGGTTGCTATCCCGGATACTTACATCATCGGGGCAAGTCGTTTGCGCGACAAGGCGAAGATAATCGAGGCGATGGAAGGTGACAAGAACTCACCAGAAGCGCAAGCCGAAGCGGTACGTCAACAACGCGCCAAAGAGGCAGAAGTTGCTACAATGGAAGCCGAGGCACTGAGCAAAAGAGCCGACGCAGACCTCAAAGCCGCGAAGGCGCGAAAGGAAGCAGTACTTGCCGAGAAAGAAGCTAACACACCTCCGGAGGACAACGGCGCAGAAGCAAAGCTCGCCGAAGTCCAGCTCGATCATCAAGTCGCTCTGCAGAAGCTTGAAGCGGAGTATGCGTTCAAGCGCGAAGAGATGGAGCGTAAGTTTGCGCTCGAAGAGGAACTAGCCAGGAAGGAAATGGCCGTCGACAATATGGTAAAAGTCGAAGACGCTAAAACCAACCGAATCGCAGCTATCACAGCCGCGAAAAATCAACCAGCCCAGTCGGCACAGCCCACAGGCGCTAAGAAACCAGCCACTAAAAAATAGGAATCAGTATGTTTTTGAATCGTTATAAGCTGTTCGCCGAAGCTGGCGAAGGTACCGACACCGGCGGCGCAGATGCAGCCGCTCTCCGTGGCGATTTCGTGCCCGAGGACGACGACAAAGGTACCCCGAGCAAAGAAGTTAAAGACAAGCTCGACGATCCTGCGGACGACATTGACACGTCTAAAAAAGACGACGTCGAAAGCGAAGAAACCCCCGAAGAAAAGGCAGAGCGCGAAGCAGAAGAGGCAAAAGCAGCTAAAAAAGCCAATATCCGTGTGCCAAAGGCTCGCCTTGATGAAGTAACGGCGAAGGCCCGTGCTCGGGAGCAGGCTCTCCAGAAGGAGATCGCCGACCTGCAGGCCAAGGTATCTGGTTCCGAAACGAAGACCGAAGTCGACAAGATCAAGGCCACGATCGACGAGATGCAGGACAAGTATGAGGACTTGGTTCAGGAAGGCAAAAAAGACGAAGCCCGCGCGCTTCGCAAAAAAGTGGAGAAAATGCGCGAGGATCTAGCTGATTACCGCTTGTCAGTATCTGCCGAACGCGCCCGCGCAGCAGCCATCGATGACCTGAAGTACGACGCAGCTTTGGCTAACGTAGAGGCGAAGTTCCCAGCTCTGAACCCGGATCACGAAGATTTCGACGAGGAAAAATCTAGCGAAGTC